TTACACAGGAGTTACAGCCAGCGGAGGCTGGGACGAAGCCAGCATCAACCTGCGGCTTAACACTGTGCTTGATGCTGTAAACAGCGATATTCCCAACCGTACGCTGCACCAACGGCTTGTAGGTAGGCTACCCGCGTCGTCTTATGTGCGTTTCTGACCTGATCGGTAGACCCTATCGCTATGGCGCGGACGGAACCGATCCCGACGCAGCGCTCGACTGCATCCACTTGGTACTTGTAGCTTTAGACGAACTGGAAATACCTAGACCGCCGGCATCAGTCCACTGGTACGAAGCCACCTGGCGTCAGATCGGCCGCGAATTATTGCGGTGGGGAAAGCGCGTTGGCGCAGCTAAACTCGATGGAGACGTGGTGTTGCTGTCCACGCATAAGCACGCATTTGGAGTGGTATGGCAGCAGGGCGTAATCCACATCAGCACACCCAAGCAAGCGGTGACTTGGTGCCCTATCGGGATCATGCAGCCCGTGCATACGCTGCGCCACTTCTCCCGTTTGAGCGCGACTTAATCACAACCATTGGCTGCAGCGAGGAAGAATACCGCTGGTACAAACAACAAGTCGCAGAACTTGAAAAGAACCGTCCTGCAGAGTACAACCTAATTCCAAACATTAAAAATGGCGATTTTGGTATATCGTTTTTAATCAGTCTCGCCGTAGGTGCAATTTTTTCAGCGGCCTCATACTTTTTAACCCCTAAGCCCGAAGTTCCTTCTCAAGGGCGTACAAAACGACTTGCTTCTGCAAACGGGCGCAGCCGCTTCAACCAAACTTTTGGTTTTGAAGGCACTGCAGACATTGCACAGTTTGGACTACCTATTCCGATTATTTTTGGACGCTACACACAACGCGAAACTCATACAACAGGCGGCATTTTTGTCACGCCTTCACTGGTCTGGTCGCGCATGTTCAGCTATGGCTCCAGTCAAGGTTACAAAGGACTATACGTTGTTGGTGAAAGCGTACTAAATACTCCCGATGTAAACGGCATATTCCTTGGGACAATGCCTTTGGCGTCTTTACCCAAGGAACAGTACGCCTTCTACTGGGCTAGCCGAGATGGAGGCAACCGAGTTAAAGCTGCCGACAAATTTGCCGGCACTCGTGGCGAACCGTATTCTGGCGATCCAGAACCGCATGACGATATTTTTCAGTGTCCTACTCAGTCTGCGGCTGTAGACACAGGTTTTTGCTCCGTCTATACACCAAGCGGCAGCACAACTTTTGGTGTTTATGATCCCATCAAAAACGGCACGCACAACAAAATCAACTGGCAAGTTATCTCAATCCCTGACGGTGACGATCCGGATCGACGGTTGCGTGCCACGCGCCGCAAGATTGCAGGCGGTGCAGCCAATCAACCTGAAGATGGTATGCCTGGCGATGGAGCGGGTTACAGCTGCTTCATGGGTTTAATCAAGCACAACCAAACCGAATACACATTGCCCACTCGTGTGCTTGTTTCTGTTGGCGATACGGTTACTTTTAGAATTAACGACAACGAATATAACGATGATTCTTTTGCAACAGAATCCGGCGTAACACTAGACGATCAAAACTCCAGAAGCATTGCAGAACGCGAAGAAGCTGACGACAAATTACAAGTCGGCGAAATGTTTATGATTGGCCGAACTGTATGGCAGGTCATACAACGCCCATCCACAATATGGCGTGTAAAAAAAGGCATAAGCGATTATCTGCTGAAGTGCATCGAAACAACAGGCGGCTCCACAGAAATCGGAATTGCTGGAACTAAAGCTACTTACAACCAAGTTGGTTACAACGGTCAAACTTACGAAGATTCGTGGATCGGCCCTTCATACTTTCCATTGCTACATGTGGCTTTTGCCACAGTTAGAAATCAGCGCGTTGTTGATGCAACTGAGTTTGGTATCCGCTCGCAAGCGTGGAACCGCGCCAACGGTTTGTGCAACTTTCCAGAGGTACCCACACCAGCTCGCTTGGCGCAATTTGACCGTAACGGCGTCACAATTACTAACGGCACACGCAACGGCTACTTTGCTCGCACAACCGTATTTACCATTGCCGTTCGTCCCGTCGGCTTAGACACAAATGGCCAACCTTACACATGGGAGTTGATTGGCGAACAGTTCTGCGTAACGGGTAAAACTTCAACAGATCAGTACAACTACATCAGAATCAAAAGTCGCACACCAGGTCAATTTGAATATCGCTTTATTCCAAAGAGCGGTGCCGATGTCCGCCAATTTAGTCCTGATGACGCCCAATTTTGGCGTTTAATCGCTAACGGTACTAACATTCTTGGTGCTGATTACCCAAATCGTTACGGCACTTTTCGCCTAACGACTACAGGTGAAGTTGTCGCTGCGATTGACGTACGCGCCAACAAAGAGTTTAGAACTAAAGGCCGTGCTGGTACCGACGGGCGATGGACAACACAAGCCGCTCGAATGGAAGTCCAAGAGTGGCTGCCTACGAATATCACGACGGGAAGATTTGGCGGCTGGCACACACATTATTTAGGGTACGCCACAGACTACAAAGGACAAGAACGAGCAGTAAATGTTGAACTGACGTGGGCGGACGGCAAAACAGTTACGATCAGCCTTAAAGCACGAAGCATCTATAGGCCGGAAAATCCCTTAAGTGGCGGCTGGGAATGGGAAAACCCATCCACGATGACCATTGTTAGCTGGTCGCATGAACCGCCAAACAACTACACGTTTGATGCTTGGTCAAACGTAAACAATAACTTTTTTAGTGGAAATGTTGGACCGCGTTTACGCGTCGTACACGACAGTGTTTATGTACCTGGAGATCCAGCAACAGAAGAACGCTGGTTTGAGCTTGCCAGCCAGATAGCGGATGTGTCGCACTACGAAGAACTAGAAAAATCAAACAACTCAAACGCCGAACATGAGATCGTTTATGTCAATGAAAGTGTCACTAACCCGGAAATACCTACATACAACAATATGACCATGTTTGGTATGGCTTTGCGTTCCAGCAAATCCGTCACCAGTCTTGATCAAGTGCGTATCTGGATCCCAGACGGCATCCCTACTTTGCGCTTTGACACCAACACTATTGGACCTGCAAATAAATTTTCCGATCTTGTCTATTTTTTACTTACAGACCCACGCTCCGGAGCTGGACGGCGTATTTCAACTGACCTTGTAGACACATCCGGTTTTACCCGCACGGCACGTTTCTTAGTGCAAAACCGCATTTATTTTGATGGTGTTGTCGAAGAGCAAATCAACATCCGTGAGTACATCAGTCAGCTGGCTCCGCTACACCTATGTAATTTTGTAGTTACAAACGGCAAGTTTTCAGTAGAGCCAGCACTGCCTACAGAAACTGATGGAAGCCTGCGCCAAGGCGCGGTGCAGATTTCTGCTTTATTTACATCAGGTAACATTATTGAAGACACTTTTGCTGTTAATTACCTGGAAGCAGATGATCGCCGTAACTTTCGTGCAGTTATGAGTTATAGAGAAGCCGCTAAAAATCAACTGCCAGAGTCGCGCTCGATGATGGTGCTGTGGTCGGACAGTACAGATGACTACAACCAAGCAAAAATGGAAACATATGACTTGAGCGGTTTCTGCACCTATCGAGAACAAGCCTTTTTAACAGCTCGCTACCTGCTTAGTGTTCGCCGTCAAATTACCCATACCATTTCGTTCAAGACGACACCCGAAGGTTTGTACTTAGCTCCAGGTCAGTACATCCGTGTAATCACAAAAGCCTCGCCCAATGTCGCTTATGAAAACGGCGTAATTGACGCCAGCGGGAATGTGACCTGTCTGTCTGGATCGCTTAGTGGTACGTACAGCATTTTTGCCTATCGGGCTGGTGATACAGATGTTCGTCTTACAACTATGACGGTTACAGACGGCCGGACTACCGACAGCACGTTATTCAATGCTTTGTTCACAGTGCGATCTGACATCACCGCTTGCAACATCTACCAAGTGGATCAGATCACAATGGACGAGGATGGACTTGTTGAAATTCAAGCCAGTCACTTCCCGTGTGATAGCCAGTTGCGTAGTCTGGTTGTGCAGGACGTGCTCGATGAGAGCCGCTTTGAGGTGCTCGACTAATGGCATTCCCTTCCCTCACGCCCACATCACGCAATTTTAATCCGGGCGACTACCCAATCAAACAGTTTCGCTCTCAATCTGGCGCTGAAGTGCGAATTTTGTACGGCGATGCCCGCACCGGCATGGCACTGGAACTTGCCTACGACAACATCAGCGACAGCAATGCCGAACTGTTTTTAACGCACTACAACGACGTCAAAGGTACGTACAACACGTTCACCATCCCCAGTTCCGTCAAAACAGGTTGGACTGGCACGGATTCTGCCATCGACGTGTCCGGCTTGAACGCTTGGCGTTATGCCGAAGCCCCTGCCGTAACTGCCGTACGTCCAGGACGTAGCTCTGTCCGTGTTCAACTCATCGGAGTTCTCTAAACTGAGACCATGGCAAAAATCTATACAGGCCGGGACGGCCAACTACTGATTGACGGGACCGAGCAGCTTAAGGTCACGAACTGGTCTATGACCGGAAGCCTTGAGATGCTAGAAACCACCACGCTTGGCGACTCCCAGCGTACTTACACACCTGGGGTACAAGAGTTTAATGGCAGCGCTTCGTTGCTGTACTACAACGACGGTGCTGGACGCAACGACGCAGCCACAGCCCTAAAAAATGTTCTACGCGTTGACGGTGTATCTAGTGGTGACACCGTTGATATGCGCCTAAGACTTGTTGACGGTAATACAAATAGCGATGTACGTCTTACGGCTTACATTACAAGCGTCAGTTTCGGAGCGGCTGTAGGCGAAGTAAGCCGTGCCGAAATTTCCTTCCAAGGCACCGGAGCCCTTACTGCGGTAACGATCTAATGGGCATCTATCTTGGTCAGATTGGTACGATTGAACTAACGCGCCAGTCGCTTGAGGGCAGCAAAGAATCTGTTGTCAATCCATCGGATGTAAATGCAGACCGAGACAGATTTAGTTTTGATTTTGACGAGGGTTTTTTGGTTAGTGGCGATCTACTGGAGCTTACAACAACAGACGGAACAAATTTAGATTTTGTAGCCGCTAGCGGTTGGGCAAATAACACTGTTCAAAGTAGTGGCAACTGGTACGTATTTGTTGACGAACTGGGCGGGATCAAGCTATACGACACCTTTGACGACAGCCTAGAAGGTAGCACTGTGGGCCTTATACCGCTGACCGCTATTGCACGAGACATTCCAATACGCGCCACGATACGCGACCGGGATACGCGCATTTTGGGGCAAGTTACAGAGTACGAATTAAACACAACACGTGAAACTGTTGACGTCACTGTTTTAAGTGACGAACATCGGCAGCAATACAGTAGTTTAATTAGTGGGAGCGGGCAGCTAGTTGCTCAATGGGATTACGTCAACAAAGCAGGAGAGGAGCCCGTTAATTATTTACTGCAACTTGTTGTGCGTACAGAAGTCGGTGCATCTTTTCACGGCAAATTTTATATTAAATACGGAGACACTGCT